TCTACCATCACCCGCACCGGATGTACCCGAAGTGCCAGAGATTCCTGAAGTACCGGAAGTACCGGAAGTACCGGAAGTACCGGAACCTGTTCCAACCGCTCCTGATCTTGTAAGAATTACACCCATTATACTATTGCCGGTAGTAAGCCCGTTAGGTTTCTAATCTCTTCTACCAATTCTCCATATGATCCAGATGGTGAACCCGAAGAAACTATTTTGCTCCAAACTTCCTGTGCAACGTTTTCCACGTCTTCTTGTGACAATCCACCACCCCCGGCACTTACTTCTATAGTGGTAGTGATGGATTGCGGAGATGTTACAAGGTTTATAAGAACGTTATAGTTTCCTATGGTGGTAACAAAAGGATTGTCACCACCATCTTCAAATAGGTTTCCTGATATGGTCAGTCTATGATCACCCTCATACGGTCTAATTCTCCATCCATTTAGAAGGAAGAAATAGGGAGAGATGGTTTGAGACCCTGTTAAAGGGTCTCCACCAACTGTTCTTAATGCCTGAAGATAAATTACTCCCTCTTCACCCTGAACCCACCTCTTCCATGCTGAGTAGAGTTCAGACTTCGCATCAACACCTGTCTCTCCAAAGTTAATTATTATTAACTTCTGGTTTCCATCGAAAGTAACTTTCTCTGCCACATTATCACCACCTATTAAACAGGATTACTATAGTTTCTTTCAAGTGCGGCAACCAAAGAAATATTTTGTCCAACCGCTCTTGTAATGGTAGAAGTTGTTAGCACGTATTGTGCAACACTTAGACCGATAGCGACAACAGTTACCGCTGCATCACTTCCCGGTGTTCTACCACCTTGATCATTGTTATCATAATCGAAATCCCACTGGTATGAACCACCAGAGATTTCACTATATCCACCTGAAATAGGAACCCCGCTGTTATCGTTTACAAGTATAGCGGCAGATGATCCAAATGATCCTGATGGTGTTGTAGTAAAGAACATGAAGTACTTCGAATCCGAATCGTTCTGCAAGTTATCATTGAATGATATTGTTCCTGCCGCAACGAATGGGTATGTTCTAATGGTATTTGTATCATCGGTAAATTCCAAACGGTTTGTATCGTTTGTATCAAAGTTATCGATAAATACACCACCATAGGCAGGTACATACAATGTTCTCAATGTATCTCCAATGAACTGTAGCAATTCATCTGCGATATCACCACGAACAACCCCTGCACCTTGATCAATATCGGTTGTTTGTCTCAATAGGTACTGAATCTTTTCATAGATAATTTCCGCTGACTTACTATCACCTTCAATAAGAACATGGAAATCATATGGAATACCACCAATGCTTCTTGAAAATCCTGCACCCGAAGCAGGGTAGTATGTAACATCTATGTTGGTATAATTAGCACCTGTAGCAACCTCAGAGTCAGTATGTGTGATCTTAACATCACCTGAGTTTGACAATGGAAGTGCGTACTTCTTATATGTCAATACAGTCAAGTTCTGTTCTGTCAAAAGATCATAAGAATCGTAAGTCTTCGCTTCTTCTCTTAGGAAAATCTTGAAGTAATCTCTATAGTCAATATTACCATGAGTAGCATCACCATAAATCTTGATTGCTTGGTTTACTTCTCCATTGAATACTGTACCAGACGGTGTACCCGCTGATGCTTGCAAGTAGTATGCTTGGTCATTGTTTGAATCATCAAATGAACCCAGAGTGGTAACGTTCATATATTCTTCTTCTGATGTACCACCGGCATCCTTCAATGCCCATCCACCATCTCTTACGTATGTCTTTGTTGGTTCATCATAGAAATCCCAACCGTTTACCAATTCGAAAGATTCTTCCGTAATTGAGATTAGAGGGAATGGATATCTGATCAAATCAGATTCGTCTTTCCATAACTCCTTACATTTTGAGTATACTGCTTGAAAAGTAACTCCATCATAAGCTACGATGTTGCTTGACCCCCCCGCTGACAATTGAATTGTCTTTGTGCCGAGATAGAATGTTATTTCCTGATTTCTGCTCAAGTTATCGGGATCAACTATCTTTGCCATGTTATATCCTCCTGTTTTTTCTCTACTCTTCTACAAATAAGAGTAACGTTTGAGTTAGAAAATTTGTAATTTTTTCCAACTTTAGTACTATTTATTATTTCAAAATTTTTATGTGTCGAATTTCTTTCGCAATTTGGTGTTCCATATTTTTTACATTCTTCCATCTTGCATAGGTTTATTACGTCTCCATGTCTAGGCACTTTTACATATTCGAAGTAGAACCCCATCAGCAATTGTGCTGTGCTGTTTACTACTTTGAATTTCATTGTTTTTCTCCTGTCTTGTTCGACCTTTTTGTTTCTATTGTATAAACACTCTTTACTACAATACTTCTTGTTTTTGGTCTCTTCTCCACAGGTTTGACATTTTACCATTATTCACCTCAATCATTAAGGTGGATTACTATACCACCTGTCAAATTGTTGATCTATTCTGATATCTTGGTTGGTTGCCGGTAGTAGAAAGTTTTCTACCCTAATGTAAACATATTCTACGTGATGAACGACATAATCAATATATGTTCCTGCCACATAGTTATAAGAATATGTCCATTCACCAGAAGCAGGAACGTCTTCTATACCATCCAATTCATTATTTGTTCCCGCTTCCAAAATTCTTATTTCACTACCAGATACCACATCCGTAAATGTTATCTGTACTGTATTTTGTACAGTAGTTGTGCTGCCGGGAGAGTTTCTAATTGTTGGTGTGTCTCCCTGCGAAACATTGATTGTGATATGTGCGCCACTATTATTATAAATTGCTGCTGATGTTGTAGCACTTGCCCCATAACCAGTGAATGTGTTTCCTAAAAAGGCATATGTACCAGATGTGGCAATGTGAATTGCATGACCACCATTCACGTCCGGTTGAATAAAATCACAGTTATCAATATCTGCAAGGTCTTCCGCATACAAATGTGCTGATGCTGTCATAGAGTCAAATGTGCAACCATCAAACGCTGCCCCACTCTGCGTTACCGATTCACATCTTCTAAATGTTGTTCCGATAATATCGCTACCGGCACTGAATTGGAACGTTGCCATATCAACAAATGTACAGTCAGTAATGTTGACATCGGCACTTGGATCGTTTACTTGAAAGTATCCCGGTGCTGCACTTCCTAGTGCTGAGAAAGTAATTGTATCCCAATCTACTCTTGTAGATGAATTGTTTATCTCTATTTTATTAAAAGTTTCATAAACTCTATGTGGGCTTAGTGCAACGATGCTTACATTCTCATCTCTAAAATCACAAGCAGATGCAGCGGTTCCAAATGACATCAATCCTTGCCATTGATAACCACCGGGGATTTCCTGAATTTGGCCCCATCTATTTTGTTGATTATCGTTTTCTTCTGCGAAACCTGCAAAGGTACAATATCCATTTGCTAGATCACCACCCGCAAAGATTGATTCCATTCTACCGTAACGCAATGCATCTATTCCATGTGGATTTCCTTTCTGAACAGAACCATTATTGTGATTGAAAGCATTTCCAAAGAACTGTCTTGTAGCGGTTGGTGTTCCTACTGTATAATCCGCTGTTCGCTCAGGATCGATAGGTATGCAGACCCATCCACCATATTCGTAGTAATCTCTACCGAGAACCTTCCATGCGTAGAAGTCATCAAGACTACTACCTATAATCATTCTCATTCCACCTTCTGATCGAAGCCCAAGAACATTCGGTGCTTGGTCATAATGCCATGCAACAAAAACATCTCCGGTGCTGAAAGTAATCCCTGTACCATAATCATATATTAGACTGCCGACACCATCTTTCAAAGTTTCTGAAATACAGTATGTGCCTTGAATATAATAATCGGGTTCCGGTTCGGCACCGCCACCTTCATTCCATGCACCGTCTCCCGATTCATCCCAATCCGTTTCGTCTTCGGCTAGACTTATATCTTCTAAATCTGTTCTATAATCTGGTGCTGCCATATATCTTGTTTATTACCTCTTGTATTGTTGTTCCTTCCGGTAAGAAGTATTTTGGGTTCCTACCTTTTCTGTAAACCACAACCGGGTGACCCGCCATTGTTGATGCATGAAAAAGTTTTTGAACGTTCTGATCCTTCCATGCTTCCGGTTTTTCTGGATCAACATATGCAATGAAAAGTTGATTTGGTAAGACCTCAACCATTACACCGCATTCATTTGGTCTCAATGATTCTGGAAGGCTTTCTTCAAGTTTCCACAAACATTCAAACCCTCTGCAAAGTTCCTTTCGATCCTTGTAAATCGAACATCCAATATTCGGTTTACAGTTTTTACAATATTCATTACATGGTGATTCATAGTCTGGAATATCTGGAAAAAAACAACACAGTGTGCATCCGTTACAATTTCTCATTCTACCACTCTAAATCTAATTCTTCTTCTGTAAGTGCCGTGCCAATATCGATTGCGGATATAACTTGATATCTTTTTCCGAACATCCACTTTTCAGCAACGGTGTCTTTCTTGTCATCCTTTATTATATGTACAACTATCTTCAGGCTTCTACCCTTTGGCCCGTAAAACTCTTCAAAGTCCTTCAACAATTTTTCAAACTGATTTTTTGCTTGATCAAGTGCGGATAGGTTGATAGTTGGTTTGGTATCTTCTTCCTTTAGAATCTTTGCGGCTTCTACTTCTTCTTCTGACACTTCTGACGCTATCTTCTGCGCCATCTTAAACATCTCATCACTATTCATTTTCTTTGACATATTGTTCTCCTATACACATCTTTGTTCTTTTTTTGACCACCTCTGACCGGCAGGGCATTGGTGTCATGCCTTTGCCCCCGCTACCGCTAACATAACTTTTCTCTTGCACTGGTTCATCTACTGTGTATATTCCCAGAAGCTTATTGAATCGTGTAACCAATCCCGTTTGTTTTGTATGAAGCACTTCGATGTCTTGATTATAATTGCCCCATACTCTCGTTTGCCCCGAACCGATTACATTCACGGTTGTTCCGTCAATATATGATCCACCTACTACGGATGTCTCTTTTACTACTGGAACACAAGTCTTTGTTTTCGAATCATATTTATATCCGTCAGGACACTTGCCGCCCACTACATCAACATTTCCTTTAGAATAATTTTTTGCTATGTTTCCAACAGTGGTCGATCCTGCTCCTACTTCTCCCCCACCGTCCTCTTCAGATAGAAAGCGGTCTATCCTTTTCATGATATCTTCGTTCTTCTTCTCCCACATACTGTAACAGATAGCTACGGCTTGCTCCTGCTTCTTTCCCTCATCCTTCAGTACTGGAATGCATCTACTGATATAATCGCTTTTACTTTCCCCCGATCTTGGTGTTGGCATTTCTATGCTCCTTCGTGTGTTTTTCTATTACTTTTTTGATTTCGTCTATTTGTCTATTGCTATTTTCCATGTGTTGCTGCACCGATGTGTTTAACTCTTTCAGTTCCGCTCTATTAGCGGCAGAATATCCACCAATAGCAAACACACCAACTACTATGAAACCAACAATCCATCGAAACCAAGTGCTGCTCACTTTTGTAGTCAAGGATTGTGAACAGTTTTCATAACAGGTGTTTCTTTCTTCCCTCTGCTTGTCTATCTTTTCAACAATGCATGAACGTTGATCTTCTATCTTTCTGTCTGTCTTGTCATGAAAACGTTCAATTTTATCATGGAGTTCTTTTACGTCTGATCTCATATCATCTCGTAGTTTATGAATCTCCTGCACAATTTCAACTAGATTGTCTACCATGATAAATGTACTCCTTTCGTTTCGTAAGAATATTCCTGTTCAGACTTATTTATTTTTCAAAAATAAATAACTTAGAATACATAAGGAGTTTTTATTTATGAGAAAAATACTGTTATCAATGTTTGTTTTATTGGCCCTTCTTTGTACAACTGTGTCAGCGACACCAATTACTTTCATAAATCATCACCCATATACAAAACTAGGAATTGCAAAATTTATTTTAGACGAAAATGGGGAACAAATAGACTATGAAATACTAAATATAAGATGGACAGATGAAGTAAAAGTGGTGGATTTAGAGCCGGGATTGTACGGCATTACACAATATCGCTACTGGACGGAAGCAAAAGGCATAGTTGTCTATGTTGAAATAAATGTAAATGACGAACCATTCACAGTAATATTCAAAAATGGAATGGTAATTATTCAAGGAGATAACAATGAGTAATACTATAGAGAACCAAAAAATTTTCAAGGCATATGAGAAGATCAGATTGGATGAAGCCAAGAAAGGTGTTAGAAGAAAACTGCAACTCTTGGATGATAGCATTGATGATTATATGGATTACATCAAAGCGGAGATCGATAAGTTAGATGAGAATCCTGTCTACCAAAGACAGATGTACCAACTACTTGCAGACACAACTAAAGAGCATTCAGAGTTTCTAATGGCTTTGAAGCGTGTAGCATCTTCTCTTGATAGTGGAGCAATGGTTATTCCAAAATCAAAACCATTTTCAAAACCGAATAATGGTGGTGGGCCTATAGATGGACAGGAACCAGAAGGAGAAGAAGAACCAGAACCACAAGAACAAGCATTGCATGAGAAATTTTATGCCATGATGAAAGATGATCTAACTGGTCACATCAAAGGTGCAAAGGGTTGGTTAGATGATATTCAAAAGATGGTTGAATATGGAAATAAAAAGGGTGCAATGGAAACCTATAAAGGTCTTATGAAAAACCTAAAATTAATGGAAAAGTTTTTGAAGTAAAATGGACATTCTAGAAGCGATAGAACTGCATGAACAGGATGAAGAGTACAGTGAAGAAGATCAGGATATGTTCAATAGAATGGTCAATCTTCTACTGGCTATACATCATGACAATCTGGCAGTCGAACAACTTGACAAGTTGGTTGAAATAATAGGACAGGTCGAGTTCCTTGGTGGTGATCTTGAAGAACGCAAGATTTACAAACGTGCAAAGAAATCACACGCTACCACAAAGCAGTATGCAAGAAACTACTATCGCAAGAATAGAATCAAACTGGAAAAACGAAAGAAGAAAATCTCCAACTCAGCAGCGGGAAAGAAAAGAGCCAGAAATAAATCTGCAATGGCAAAACAGGGTAAAGCACCTTCCGGTAGAAAGAAGGTGATTTACCACACGCAGGGGCATACACAATAGGAGTAAGTAAATAAAATGGATATCGTTGAAAAGATCGATATGCTTCTTCCTGAAAAATGGGAGAAAGAAGTAGAAATAAAAAGTACCGGTGAACACGCAGGGAAATCAGTTGCACAATTGAAAAAGGAAATTGAAGCCTTGAAAGGTAAACCGGGAAACAAAGAAAAAATGGGAGAACTTCTGTTCGCACTTAGAGCCAAGACAGGTTGGAAGAAGGGTGAGGGCGCAACCAAATGAGATTAAAACAACATTTAGATGAAGCAAGTTCTTCACAGGCAGTGACAAGATATGATGAGCTTCACGATTTGCTCATGAATGCAGACAAAAAGAACAAATTGAAAGACGCACAGATGAAAGTGCAGAAGGAAGCAGCAAAAGTCTTTCAACAAGCAATAAATCTATTGAGGGGGTTATAATGGGAATCCTAGATAAGATCGATAATTATCTTGCAGAGCAGGATAATAAGGGTGAAGAATACAAAAAATTGTTCAAAAAGATTTTGAGCAAATATGGTGTCGATGAACCAGATCAACTTTCTGATGAAGACAAGAAAAAATTCTTCGATGAAGTTGACAAATCATGGAAAGCCAAAAAGGAGACAGACTAATAATGGCAAAGGTAGAAGACAAAATCAAAGATTTTCTGGATGAAGAGGAACCAGAGGTCGATGCTGATTTCGATGAAGATATTATAGATCAGATGTTAGAATTTTTTATGTCTTTAGAGCCAGATCAGGTATCAGACGAACAGGCAACTTCTATAATGGAAATTCTTGATTATTGGGATGATGAAGAAGAATCTGATGAAGAAAAAGAACTTTCAGAACTGGTAAGGAGAAAGGTTAGAATCGACCCTGCCGAAAGACGAAAGAGAAGAAGAGAATATAGACGCACCAAATTCAAGAAACGTAGAAAGCTGAAGAAATACCGTAGATCGGCACGTGGAAAACTTATGGCAAGAAAGTCTAAGAGAATGGCTAAGAGAGGACGCACGGCAACCGGCAAACGTCAGAGAACATTCATTGGCGCAAGAAACTAATGAATTACAATAAGTATAATAATGTGAAGGATACGTTCATTCCAAGAAACTCAGAGAAGTATACCGGAACGTACCCGATTGTTGTAAGAAGTACATGGGAAAGGATGTTTATGCAATGGCTTGACGCTAATCCAAATGTGATAGAGTGGAAGAGCGAAAGCACGTACATCAAATATTTCGATCCTGTATATAATAGGTGGAGAAGATACTACCCAGATTTTCTCATTTGCTTGCGTGACAATAATGGTAACATACAAAGACATCTCATAGAGATAAAACCATATAAAGAAACTGTACCACCAAGATTCGGGAAGGGTGATTCACAAAGAACAAAGATGATCAAAGAAGCCAACTACAAAAGGAATAAGGCTAAGTTCAAAGCAGCTATAGAATATTGTAGACAAATGGGGTATGGGTGGAAAATTCTGACCGAAAGAGAACTTTTTACTAATGGCACTTAGAAGAATATATAAGAAAAGATTCAAAGGTGTGACATGGAAGAGTGGACATTTTTATGACTTCAAATATCAGGCATACGAGAACGATCCGAAACCGACAGTTATATTCATGTACTTCTTTCAAGGTACACATCAGCACACGGGAAGACAATGGAGATTTTTTCAGGCAATAAATCTCTCATATGTTCCACGTGCTATTAGAAGAAGATTTGTGCGTGATTGGAGCGCACAAATGACGAAAAGACCAGATGTGAAATTTACGTGGATGAAAGTAAAATCAAGATATCCGCAGATTCAAAATGCTGTTAGAAGATATTTCTATGATCCTGCATACTACATAAGCGGAGCAAAGGAAATACCAATGGATGATGTTGAGACAATCGTTGTCTCTACATGGAGCAAAGACTTCAGCAGAAAGGTAAAGAATGTATTCCTTTCAAAACTAAAACGAATAAGAAAGAATGTAGCACAGTTCAAGAGAACTGGAAAGTTCCCAAGAAGGAGATAGGATGCAGACATATCAATCATTATATCAGAATGAAATCAGAGCAATTGAGCTTACTATCAATGATCAAGATGGTCAAGACTTTGTTCCAAGTGCTGCCTTCTTTGCCGTAGAAAACGAAAGCGGAACAGAAGTAGTAGCAGAACAGGCAGCACAGATTGTGGGAAATACTGTTCTTGCAATCATAGGCACATTGGTCACTGCAACGATAGGAAAGTATAGAATTATATGGAGACTCCAAAGAACAGGGTATACATATTATCACGCTACTGACTTGGATGTATTTTCAATATAAATGGCAGATAGATATACAAATACTGTAGATTTTTTAATGTTTGAATTGACGAATGATGAACCCAAAGTGTACAACACATCAGAGACACTTATGTTTGAATTGAGGTCATATCATGAAGGAACTGCCGCATTTGCAAGCCTTCTTGACTTCGTAGAAATAACCGGAGGTGTATTTTAATTAAATGGCACGTTACCATTTTCAAGGAAGAGCGAGAGACACATACGGAAACGTAAAACTAAACGAACCAATATCAATATGGGAAGCAGGAACAGGACAGACAACACCCGCAATTGTTTATACTGCCTTTACGGGTGGCTCACCGATCAGTGCGGCACCACAAATTACTTCTGATGCTTTCGGTTATTTTTCATTTTACGTAGACGATACAGACTATCCCGGTGCCGGGGAATATTTTGATATTACTTCTTCGGAGTTTACTTACACTAATATTGATGTAATCAGAAGAGGGCCAAGTGGAACGTCTGGAACAAGCGGCACAAGCGGGTCTTCAGGAAGCAGCGGCACTTCTGGGTCTTCGGGAAGTTCGGGAAGTTCGGGAAGCAGCGGAACAAGCGGGTCTTCAGGTACAAGTGGTGTTCAAGGCCCTGCCGGTACAAGTGGCACAAGCGGGTCATCAGGTACATCAGGTAGTATTGGCCCATCCGGTGCGGCAGGAAGTTCAGGAACTTCTGGAACATCGGGTGTTGATGGTACAAGCGGCACAAGTGGAAATTCAGGCACAAGTGGATCAAGTGGAACATCGGGTGTTAGTGGAACATCGGGAACAAGCGGTGTTAGTGGAACAAGTGGAACATCAGGAAGTAGTGGTACTTCTGGGTCTTCAGGCACAAGTGGATCATCTGGATCAGGATTTACCTATAGAGGAACGTGGGCGGTTTCTACAGCATATTATGTATGGGATATTGTAGAAAACGATGGAAGAACATTTATCTGTGAAGTAGAACACGTTTCAACAGCAACAGATGAGCCGGGGGTTGGAATCAATTGGACTCTTGCATGGGGAATATTTGTCGATAACTCTGGTACATCGGGAACATCTGGTTCTTCAGGCACAAGTGGAAGCTCAGGCACATCAGGCACTAGCGGTGATGGAATAGTATGGGAAGGAACATGGATTACTTCTACTAGCTATCAGGAAAACGATGTTGTAGAATCAGGTGGGAATGCCTATATAGCAACATCAAATCATACATCAGACTCTACTACCCAACCGGGAAGTGGTGCATCATGGGATACAGTTTGGGATGTCTTCTCTACAGGAGCGGGAACATCAGGAACAAGTGGATCATCAGGATCGGGATTTACATGGAAGGGGCCGTGGGCTGTATCTACTTCTTACATAGTTGATGATGTTGTAGAAAATAACGGTGATGCATATATCTGTACAGTGAACCACACATCTGTTTCTACAGATGAGCCGGGGGTTGGAATCAATTGGACTCTTGCATGGGATTTGTTTGTATCAGAAGCAGGTACATCAGGAACAAGCGGTACTTCAGGCACAGCAGGAACAAGTGGTAGTAGTGGATCATCTGGTAGTAGTGGCAGCAGCGGAACGAGCGGAGAAAGTTTCAACTGGCAAGATGGTTGGGTATCTGGTGCAGCATATGTTGAGAGAGACATCGTAAACAATGCAGGAAACGTTTACTTCTGTACAACCGACCATACATCAGACCTTACAAACGAACCACCTTCAGGTGGATCATGGACAACCTATTGGGATGAGTTTCTACAAGGTGGGGTAAGTGGAACATCAGGAACATCAGGTGTCAGCGGTACTTCTGGATCATCAGGAACATCAGGTGTCAGCGGTTTCAGTGGCACCTCTGGAACCAGTGGTACAAGCGGAACCACAGGTACTTCAGGAACTTCAGGTATTAGCGGTACTTCAGGATCAAGCGGTACTTCAGGCACAGCAGGAACATCTGGATCAAGCGGTACTTCAGGTGGTGGGGCGGTTGCTGAAAGATATAGATTTAGCACAAGCATTGCCGATAGTGATCCCGGCAGCGGATATTTAAGATTCAATAATTCTACATATTCAAGTGTAACAAGAATCTATATCGATCTTCAGAATTTCTACGCACAAGATGTAACAAATTGGATTGCGACATTTGATGATTCCGATAGTACAATAAGAGGATACATAAAGGTTTCAAGCCGATCAACGGCAACCAATTGGGCGTTATTTGCAATTACAGGAGCAAATATTACTGCTACTGGATATAGAAAGATTGTTGTATCTTACGTAACAGCAGGATCAAGCCTATCCAACAATGAAGGAGTGAATGTTTCATTTGTAAGAACAGGTGATGCCGGTGCCATTGGCGCAACAGATAGAATCCAATCAGGCAATGATGTTGTAAGAGCATACGGAACCGGAAGCGTAAAGATAAGTGCAGACGGAACGCTTGTTACCGAATTTACTTCTGGTGGTGCTACAGTAAGACACTACGTACCACTACAGTTACAAACAGGTGGATCAGTAAACGCTATATCTTCTACTCCTACAGGTGATCCAAATACTCTTCTAACTGGAACAGCGGTTTCAGCAATGACTTCCGGTGCGGGGGCGGGTGGCCTATTTAATGAAGATGGAAACAATAATATAGTTGGTGGTACAGGTGCCGGGGGGTCGCTGACAACCGGAGCAGACAATTTCCTTGCCGGTGTAAATGCAGGGGCATCACTGGATGACGATGATAATACAGTAATAATCGGAAACAATGCCGGTGCAGATATAACACAACAGACTAATGGCTCTGTTATTGTTGGTTATAACGCAGCAAGATATCTGGAAAGCAGTGCCGGTGAAAACATAGTAATTGGTACTGAAGCAGGTTGGGGCCATGCATCAAATCCAATTGATTATGCACGATCTATCTTCATTGGATACCAAGCAGGTTACAGTAATGAAACGGCTCTTGACGTTGTTGCTATTGGTACACAATCTCTTTATAATGAGACCGATGGTAGTAATAGTGTCTACATTGGATATCAATCAGGGTTCGGAACAGGAGCATCAACATTTAATGCTTCAAATAATGTCTATATTGGATATAGAGCAGGGTATTCTATCGATTCAACAGATAATAATGTTGGTATAGGCGATTCTGCATTATATTCTGCTGCACTTACCACTTCTAGTCAAAATGTAGCAATTGGCCCCAATGCGGGTAGAGATTTAACACAGGGAAGTAATCAGGTATTCATAGGTTACAATGCAGCTAGATATCTGGAAACCGGCACCGGTACGAACATATGTATCGGTGCAGAAGCAGGACGTGGACATGCTACAAATCCCAATACATATGGTGGGTGTGTATTCATCGGCTATAATGCAGGACAAGACAATGAAAGTGGTTCTTTCAGTGTAGGAATTGGATACAATGCATTAGCAGACATGACCACTTCTAACTTTAATGTAGCAGTCGGTTTTGCTGCCGGTGAGGATTTACCTTCACAGACAAACCCAAGTACTCTTATAGGTGGAAATGCAGGAAGATATATAAACAGCGGAAATGGTGGTAACACTGTTGTTGGTTACGATGCCGGTAAGGGAGCGGTAAGTACCACAAGCTATGAAAGCTGCGTGTTTATCGGAAACGATGCGGGAACAGCAAACCTATCAGGTGATAATAATATCGCAATAGGTAGAGATGCACTTAGCGTAGGAACTACAGTAGCAAACAATGTAGTAATAGGATATCAGGCAGGACAAAACGTAACCGGTGACAGCAATGTTATCCTTGGATACCAAGCAGGACAAAACGAGACAGCAATTTCAAACAAACTGATAATTGCAAATTCAAATACCTCTACTCCGTTGGTATCCGGTGATTTCAGTACCAATATGTTCCATATCCACGGTACAATTACTTCTGATAGTGTAAGAACAGGAATAGAAACACTATCAGCAGCAGTGTCAGCAGTAATCAGTTTTTCTACGGATATTGGCACAACATCATATAATATAATAGGAAACTTGGAAAACACAACCGATGCATCACCATCATTCTATAACTGGTTAATAGTAGATAAGCAGACATCGGGATTTACAGTAAGATTTTCAGGAACGCTAGATAGTAGTAATTATGTATTTAACTATCGTGCAGACACGGGAGTATTTTAATGGCAAGAATTGATTTCAACGGAAACTTAGTATTAGACGCAGGGGAGTCACAGAAATACATAACAACAGGTATATCTTATTCGTCTATAGATTATACCAGTGGGTATGCTGAGAACGATCCATTATCAGATTTGACAGTGGTAGCATCAACGATTACTACAAGTACGTCTTATTCTTTGTCTTATACTGGCGCACAGAACGTAGTAAAAAGTTACGGTAGTGGATATTTCACGGGCGATCTTTACTTCAAATTCAGTTTCAAACTTGGTAGCGGATCATCCGGTACCGGTTATATGGTTCCTTTTGCTCTCCATAATTCAGCAACAAATCTGAGAGCAGATCAATGGTGGAACGTTAGTAATGGAAACGTTGCTGTATACATACCCGCAACATCTAGAGCATTAGTTTTGAGATCGTATGATACATCACAACACATATCTTCTAGTTATACCGTTTCATATGGAACAACATACTACTGTGATGTTTATAGAATAACATCAGATGGTAAATGGTATCTGGATATATATTCAGATTCGGATAGAACATCTTTGCTTGCTTCTAGAGAATTAACATATACAACCGCTAATGATTACGATGTTCATGAAGGATTTACTTACTATCGGCTTTCAGGAAACCTTAATACTTGTACTTCAGGTGACTTTGAAATTGGAACAGCGGGTGGAACAACGACAATATCAACAATTTCTAATGATACCACTCTCGCTAATGCAAGCCCATCTGCATTTGTAACGGAATATGCAATAAAAACATACGTGGATGATAATGCCGGTGGTGGGTTTAGTTTCGATGGTAGTAATAATGTTTTCAGCGTAATCGGCCCTTCTGCAATGGGTGGCACAGATAATCTTGTTTATGGACAAGAAGCCGGGGAAACACTAACGGGAATAAACAACGTTATACTAGGTGATCAAGCCGGGAAGACACTATCAACTGGAAATAGAAATGTATTCATAGGAGAACAGTGTGGTTCATTTATCGCTTCCGGTGGTACATCAACTGCTTCTGATAATATTGCTATAGGATATTCTTCATTAAGAGAAGCATATAATGATAGTAATTATAATGTTGCTATTGGTTATTCCACAATGTTTAACACTTCCCGTGGTTCAATTCAAAATATAGCATTGGGTCGTGATGCAATGTACTATGGGTACAATGCAAATGATGACAACATTGCTATTGGTTATCAGGCAATGTACGGGCCGGTTACTGGATATTCAGAAGTAGAAGACAACATTGCTATTGGTTACAGAGCATTGTATAGCATACAATCTCCTGTCGGTGGATTTCTATCAACAGATAATATAGCAATTGGAGCAAGTGCATTATTGGATTTAACAAATGGATCATCTAATATTGCTATTGGCGCAGGGGCGGGAAGTTCGATTATCAATGGTATTGGTTCCGTCTGCGTTGGTCAAAATTCGGGTGCATCTACTAACACTCCAATTGTTGCCATAGGATCATCGGCAGGAAACAGCAGTACAGGCCTAGGAAATACTTTTGTTGGCTATCAGGCCGGTGCATTTGTGGAGGCAGGTATACAGAACATAGTGGTTGGTTACACAGCCGGTAGAGGTGCTTTCGATGATAATAATGACTACAATAGATGTACAATAATTGGTTTAGCAGCAGGAACAAACCTAAGAAATGCCGGGGATGATAATATTGCCATTGGTTACAATACAATGTTCTATGAAACATCGGGTTCCAGAAATACAGCCGTTGGAAATTTTGCTCTAGGCGGGGTCAGCGGTGGCGATCATCTGGCAGACTACAATACTTGTGTTGGATACGGTGCAGGATATTATCTTGATTCGGGAGAGTTTAATATTTTTATCGGATATCAAGCGGGTAGCGGTCAAGTATCACTAGCGGGTTCTGATGGTACACATAACATACTTATTGGTTATAATTCATTGAGAAGATTTTATAGCAACGACTATAATATTTGTATTGGTTCAGAAACAATGCAGTCTGACGCTGCTTCAGCGGCAACAGTAAACAACAATATAATGATAGGCTACAGAGCAGGGTATGTAGCAGGATCAGCCAACAATGTAATGATTGGACATCAGGCAGGAGACACAATCATTGAAGGCGGCAGCAATACTTTTATCGGATATCAAGCAGACGCAGATAGTAGCAGCCATTCAAATGCAGCAGCATATGGTAACGGTGCAGTAGCGACAGCATCCAACTATATTGCTATGGGAAACACTTCAGTCTCAGCGGCAGAAGCACAAGTTTCTTGGGGAACATATTCTGACAAAAGAATGAAGTCAAACATTATAAATAATGATATAGGACTTGATTTCATTGTAAAACTTCAACCAAAGAGATTCAATAAGATCGATATTGGAGAACACAAAATGTATGATGGTCTTATTGCACAGGAAGTAAAAACAGCAATGGATGAATTGGGAATTGATTTCAGCGGGTGGAGAAAAAACCACGGTGAGAGTGGAATGCAAACACTGGCATACAGTGATTTTGTTATGCCGTTGATCAATGCTGTGAAGGAGCTAAAGAAAGAAGTGGATGAACTGAAAAAAAGGTTATAGGAGAAAATTGTATTATGGAAGAAATGGAAGCAACAAAAGTTATAGGAAGAGACGAAGCATTACAAGCATTAGAGAGCGATCTACAACAAAGAAAGCAGGAATGTTGGACTGAAATAATGGAAGTGTTGGAACGATACCAACTCCGATTTGATGTTACGACCATCATAAATAATAATAGAGTAATGCATCAACTTGATGTAGTTCCAAAACAACAATAAAATACTTCAAAATGTGAGAGTGAAAATGTTCAACAAAATTTATGCACACACCTCTTTTCTTGGTCATACCGGCTATGCCAACCATTCAAGAGAGTTCTTCACCCATCTAAACGATAGAATTAAAGTGAGAGTACGAAACTATGCTCACACACCGGATATTTCTTATCTGACGGAAATGCAGAGAGATATGATTCTTCAGCAGAGATGGGAACAACCACCTTGGACAGTTGGTAAGCCAGATACGATCAGAAAGGAAGACGATGTTCTCCACATCGTTTTGAATGAGACACACCATTATTTTTTCTACGATAATTATGTAGGCCCAAAGATTGCTTACAATGTATGGGAAAGTACACGACAACCACAATACTACTTTGACAAGCTATTAGAGTATGATCAATTGTGGGTTCCTACCGAATGGCAGAGACAATGTAGTATAGAACAGGGATACCCAGAAGACAGAGTAAAGGTTGTTCCTGAAGGCATTGATAGTAATATCTTCACACCGGATACATATGTAGGTAATTATATAAAACCATTTACATTCATGATATTCGGCAGATGGGATTACAGAAAATCGATAGAGGAAATTGTGAGGGCGTTCACACTTGAATTCAAAGAAGAAGATGTTGAGCTTTTGATATCGGCAGACAACCCATTTTCAAATGATGGTATGGGTTCGACAGAAGCACGATTAGAAAGAATGGGTGTTTCAGATTCACGTATAAAAATACTTCATTTCCCACCATTCAAGGAATATGTGAACCATCTAAAATTGGGAAACTGTCTTGTTACCTGTTCACGCTCTGAAGGATGGAATATACCACTGATTGAAGCAATTGCTTGTGGTACACCAACCATATGCTCAGACTTTGGCGCACAACTTGAATTTGCAGAAGGCATATCACACAAGGTAAAAATCAAAGAAATGAAAAAACCAGAGAACGTTTTCATGTTTGAAAAAGAAGAGGTTCCCGGTGAATGGTCTGAACCAGACTATGAAAATCTACAAGAAGTAATGCGATATGTCTATGAGAATTATGAATTATGTAAGAAGAGAGCATTGGAAGGATCGAAGAAAATCCGAAAGGAATTCACATGGGAAAAAGCCGTAGATAAAGCAATGGTTCACATACGTGAGCTATATGAACGACAACCAAAAAGAGTAATTCTGAATCTTGGATGTGGAAACGATATAAAGAAAGGATACGTAAACATTGACAGATATAACAATACTAATGGTGTGGATGTGAATGCCGATGTTATGGTTCTGCCATTCAAGGACGATTCAATAAACGAAGTATTTATATCACACACCGTTGAGCATTTTAGTAAAGATGATGTTCTACGGTTGTTCAAGGAATTCAACAGAGTATTGAGACCTAATGGTTGGTTAGATGTGCGGGTTCCAGATTTCGATGTATGTGTTCAGAAATGGACGGAGAGCGAAGACAAATGGGGAGCATTGGATCATATATTTGGTGGTCAAACACATGAAGGAAATTTTCACTACTCTGGTTTTACAAGAAACACTCTTTCATCGTTGGCGGCACGACATGGATTCAGTGTCACTTCATGTGAAAGTAAACCCAATCCTATATCAGGTGATATAGAACTAGTAATGATTGCAAGGAAGAAGAATAGTATGGAGATTCCTAAAATTGATTGTAATTGTCACTTTGTCAATGGTGCGTTCATGGAAATCAAAGGTGAAGGTGAGCATGAATATAGAATCGAATTCATTGACAAGGACAACAATGCAATGGTTCACAGCACATTGCTGAAACCGAATCATTGGACAAAACCACATAGGAAGTATTTCACCAATTGGCAACTAAAAGTAAAGGGATATGGAGAAGAGATTTTCAGACACGATTTTGATGCAAGGGGAAGACGTGTTCTGATATATCTTGACAGCAAATCACTTGGAGATACAATAGCATGGTTCCCATATATAGAAGAGTTCAGAAAGAAGCATGATTGTCATGTTATTGCAACTACATTTTGGAATCTGTTCTTTCAGAGAATGTACCCAGAGATAGAGTTTGCACCACCGGGAACAACTCATGATAACTTGTATGCAATGTATTCCGTTGGTTGCAGAGACAGCATCCATCACAACAAAACACCGTGGATCACTGTTCCACTACAGCAGGTTGCATCAGATTATCTTGGTATTGAGTACAAGGAGATTAAGCCGCTTATTGACATTCCTGAAACGGGAAGAAAGATAAAAGGCAAATACGTCTGTCTAACAGAACACTCTACGGCACTATTCAAATACTGGAACTATCCGAATGGGTGGCAAGAGGTTGTAGACTTCCTGAGAGACAGTGGATACAAGGTAGTAGTAATAAGCAAAGAGAAAACAAAACTGAAAGGAGTAATAAACAAGACTAATCGACACATAAAAGAAACCATGTCTTATCTGAAATATGCCCGGTGCCTGTTAGTAGGCCCATCAGGTTTAGGTTGGTTGGCATGGGCTATGGACGTTCCGGTAATCATGGTGTCTGGTATATCACAAGACTTCTGTGAATTTCAGACAGGGATAACAAGGGTTCAGAACAAAGATGTATGTCATGGTTGTTTCAATGATCCAAGATTCAAGTTCGACAAGGGAGATTGGAATTATTGTCCACTACACAAGGGAACACCAAGACAATTTGAATGTACCAAGAAAATTTATCCCCAAATGGTTATCGATGCCACAAGAAACCTGTTGAATATAAATAATAAGGGGGGAGAAAACTATGGGTATATTAGATAATATTTTTGGAAACGATAGAGTAGAAGAAGCAATTGAGCAATTCAAAGACAAGGGGGAACAACCAAAACCTGAAACCCAGAGAGGTGAAGGTTGGGAAAGTGTTATCGACATTCCCGGTTATGGCAACGTTGGTCTCCAATCATTCAATCTTTTTTACGATCAATACATAAACAGAGCGTTCAAGAACGAACTTGAAAAGCTGAAGACATATCGTGAAATGTCACTGCAACCAGAGGTTTCTGATGTTATAGAAGACGCAGTAAACGAATCTACGTTGGAAGACAGCAACGGTAAAGTACTAACGCTTGATATCCTTGACAAGGATTTGGCTACAAATGAAAACATCGTAAACAATCTTCACAAGGAATTTGAAGAACTTTTTGAAAGAAGAGTAAATTCCAAAGAAGCGATATGGGATTTACTGCGAACATATTACATTGATGGTAGGGTATTCTTTGAAAAGGTTATCGATGAGAAAAACCCCAAGAAAGGAATACTGAGCATCAAGCGTCTCCCATCCGAAACAATTGACTACATATACGATCCATTTACAGGACACATCAGTGCGTATTTTCAATATTTGAAACAAAACACAAAAAAACCTAAAACTCTGGAAGATGTTCAGAAAGCACAGAGTAAAAATGAAATCATTGCTTTTTATCCAGAACAGATAGGTTTTGTCAATTATGGAATTTTTGGAAAAACGAAATATGAAATCTTTGGTTATCTTGAAAAAGCAAAGGTTCCATTCAATCAATTGAAGCTTCTGGAAACATCAGTTATAATCTACAGAATCGTTCGTGCGCCTGAACGTCTTGTTTTCAGAATTGACACAGGCAATATGCCAAGAGACAAGGCTCTAAAGTATGTAGAGAAGATCAAGCAGAAGATGACAAAGAAGCAATCCTATGACCCAACAACAGGACAGCTTTCACAGGAACCAGAAGTATTATCAATACTTGAAAACTATTATATGCCACAGTCAGCAGATGGTAGAGGATCACAGATCGACACCGTTGGTGGCAATTCAGCGGGATTCTCCGAACTGGATGATATCTACTATTTTGCAAAGAAACTCTACCGTGCATTGAAATATCCCGCATCTCGTACATCAGCAGCACAGGAAAGACGTGAAGGTGATATAATGTTTGGCGGCAACAGCACTGGCGAAATTTCCAGAGACGAAGTAAAATGGGCAATGTTCCTTGAAAGAAACCAAAAGAAATTTGAAGATGAGTTTACCGATCTATTTTTGATGCACCTTGAATTCAAGGGGCTGAAGGAACAGTATGGGTTGAATAAGAAGAAAATCCGAGCGCAACTTACTCCACCAAGCAATTACTAGGAACAGATGGAACAAAATTTCTTGGAAAGTAGGTTCAATAATTATAGCACGTTGGCAGACAGAGAAGAAATGAGCAAATACTTCCTGATGAAGAAATTCCTTAGATGGTCAGACGAAGAGATCAAAGAAAACGTTGAAGGCAAGAAGATGGATGAGAAATATGGTTTCAAGTCTGAAGACAGCATGGGCGGGTTCTCTGATAGAAGACTGAAAACAGATATCAAATATCTATAAAATATAAATAAAGTAGAGAGGAAAACATGGATATCAAAGATAAGTTAGATAAATATATGCTGTTGGAGAAATTTCATCCTATGGATAATATTCTTGATGATATAACATATGATGAAATCCACACACAAGTTTATTCAAACATACCAAAGGAAAAATTAGATACAAAAGTGGTTATGAAGGAATTCGAATCACTTCTAAAACAAAAAGTAAATGATGCACGTTTTTTGATGAGGAAAGCGGCAGCACAAATTGTAAAAGATGTTATGAGCATCGACTAGGAGGATATATGCCAGTAGATAAAGAAAAGGTAAAGAAAGCATTAGATGATTTTCAAAACGATGACTTTGTTAGTGCAAAGGAAACTCTAAAACCAGAAATTAAAAAAGCGAAGGAAGAATTTATACAAAAGAAATTAGGTTTGAAAGAACCTATTACACCCGAACCTGAAGCAAAAGGTGATGATGACAAGGGCAAGGGTGATGATGATAAAAAGGAGTAAAGCATGAAACTTATTACAGAACTAAGTCATGACGTAGAACTGTATGAAGCAAAGGGTAAAGACCCATACATTGTGGGCATTTGGTCTTCAGCGGAAATCAAGAACAATAATGGCAGAGTCTACAAAAGAAACATTCTTGAAAGAGAAATCAAGAAAGTATCGGGTAAAAAGTCTATATGGGGCGAACTTGGACATCCACCGAATCCAGAAGTAAACGCAGACAAGATTGCAATCAAAACCGTCAATCTTGAATGGAAGAACAATGATGTTTACGGAAAGGCAAAGATTCTTGACACTCCTATGGGAGCAATAGCAAGAACGCTCGTAAAAGAAGGAGACATGGGAATCTCAAGTAGAGGTCTGGGAACAGTCAGCGAAAGTGGTCAAGTAAACGAAGACTTCAACCTTATCACATGGGATATGGTAACAGAACCTTCAAACAATCCTTCATGGGTACAGGGAATCTATGAAGGTCAAGAATGGATTTCAGATGGAGAAAAGGCAAAACAGAAAGAAATGATGATCGATGAGATGGTTACATGGTATCAGAAACATCTCATGAACCTTACCAAAGAAACCATATATGAACTTTGGCAGAAAGGAATGATCGATTGGCCTAGAAATTAAAATGGATATCCTTAGACGAATAGATATATTACTGAATGAATCATCTCCGTATGTATCGTTGAACGTTATGTTTGATGACCATTATGCAAAGAGGGAAGATTGGGTTCACTTCAATGTGGATACGAATGAAGTAACGTATTCACATCACCCGCAAATCCCTATTGGTTCTACATTAGACGATGAGTACAGAGAAATAGCGAAAAATATAGGAGTAAATCTACTTCCTGTAAGATATTAGGATAGCGGATCGGAACTCTATCCGTAGAAAAACACAATGCCTGTAAAGGTTTTTGTGTTTTTTTATATGGGCATTATATGTAAAATAAATAATAGTGATATACCGTGAGGTATGAAGATTAGTATAGGAGGAAAAACAATGGAAAAACTTCTTGAAATGCTTGGTGTGCAGAAGCTAGAAGAAGATGCACAGAAGGAAATCAAGGAAAAGCTTGAAGCTATCGTTGAAGTGAAGGCAAAGGAACTTTCAAAGGAAGTTCTGGAAAAAGAGCAAGAAAAACTGGTCGAAGATTACGAAAAGAAGTTTGATGAGTACAAGGATGAAATCACATCTAAGTTTTCAGATTTCGTTGACGGTATTTTCGAAGAAGAACTAACCATCCCTGAAAAGATAGTTGAATTCGCAGCACGTGGAGAGCTTTACCATGATTTAATTGAACAATTCAAGGTTCGTCTGACAGTTGATGAAGGACTGCTAAATGATGAAGTGAAGGCACTTTTGAAGGAAGCAAAGGAAGAAATCGTAAAACTGCGTACAGAAATGAATACTCTGTATGAAGCAAACCTTGAGTTGAAGAGTGATGCACAGGAAATGGCAGCACAACTTTACTTGTATGAAAAATGCAAGGGCCTTACCGAAGCTCAGAAAGACAAAGTTTTCACCATTCTTGAAGGTGTAAAAGACAAGGAAGAAATCGACAAGAAGTTCCCTATCGTTCTTGAGCAGTATAATGATGATGACGATGATGATGATGATGATGATGATGATGACATGAAAAAGAAGAAAAAGAAGAAGAACGGTAACGGTGATGACGATGATGATGACATGGATGAAGGCAAAACGGGCAAAATTGACGGAGAAGAAATAATCGAAGAAGATGAAAGCCCATTCAAAAAACATCTAGAGGCATATAAGAAAGTATTAAAGGAAAATAGAGTTTCCTAACTTCTTAGCTTAGAGGATGTTATATTAGTACAGGAGGAAAAACAATGAACATTGCACAGTTAGTAGAAAAGTGGAAAGAAGTACTTGATGAGGGTAGAGAAATCAAAAGACCTAGTGTTTTGAATTCTACTGCGATCATGCTTGAAAATCAGCATAACTATCTTAACGAAACAACTGGTTGGGGTTCAGACTCATTCGGAACCGGTGACGGTAGAGGTTTGGCAAACTGGACAACATCAGGTATGTTCAACAAGATTGCCGTGCCGATGGTAAGACGTACTTTCCCTGAGTTGGTAGCTCACGATCTAGTTGGTGTCCAACCTCTTACTGGCCCTGTTGGATTGGCATTCGCTCTTAGATTTAAGAGTGGTGGCCCAGACACATATGGTGGAAGTAGTAATGTAGAACTTGGTTACAATACCGTAGATTCTTCTTACTCTGGATCATATATCACCTCTGCCGGTGAAGCTCTGGGTTCAGCCGCAGGTTCAGGTGTTGGTTCTGATATCGGCCTTGGTGTTGGTGCAGGAACACACATGAATGAAGTCAACATGACCGTAGAAAAGACCCAAGTAGAAGCAAAGACTCGTAAACTGAGAAGCCGTTGGTCTCTTGAAGTTGCACAAGACCTTAGAGCAATGCATGGTCTGAATCTGGAAGAAGAAATGATGGATATTCTATCATATGAAATCACCCAAGAAATTGACCGTGAATTGATTACTAAGATTGCTAATGTATGTACTACAGGTGGTTCATCTTATGATACCACATGGAACTACACCGCAGCATCAGGCACAGGCGTTCCCGGTGGACGTTGGGAAATGGAAAGATATCGTGAAATGTATCACTATCTGATCCGTAGAAGCAACAGAATCGCAATCGAAACTCGTAGAGGTTCTGCAAATTGGGTAGTTGGTAACTACAGAGCAACCGCTATCTTTGAAACACTGCCTAACTTTACTATTGCTCCGGTTCCCGGTAATGTAGTAACAGCAGGTATTGGTGTATCAAGACAAGGTTCTCTTGACGGAAGAATCACTGTTTACAGAGATACTTTCGAAACAACCGACAAGTTTATCCTTGGATATAAAGGCCCATCTGAGTACGACACTGGTGTAATTTATCTGCCTTATGTTCAACTGCTAGCAAGCAGAGCAGTATTCGAAAATTCATTCCAACCATCAATGGGATTGATGAGTAGATACGCAATTCACGAACATATGTTTGGCGCAGCTAAATACTATCAGCAAGTAACACTCGTAAACATTCCTACCTAATGAAGTAATTCATTAGCAGGTCGGAACATATAAAGGAGTGGGAAGAAATTCTCGCTCCTTTTTTGTTTTTTGTATAAATAATTGTAGGAGTAGTATTTACAAAGGGGGATTATCTATATGCCATTGTTAGACAGACAGAATTTGGAAGAAGAATTCAACATAAATGATGAACAACCTGTGGAACCAGAGATAGTAGATGACCACGATGAATTTGAAGCTGAATGGGAAAGAGAAAACGATCCACGTACCATTATAGCAGACAACATTGAACGTGCTAATGAAATTCTCGACAAGGTACAGGAAGAAATTCAACGGGGAAACTTTACAGCACGTTTAGTAGAAGTTGCCGGGAACCTTATCAACTCCGTCACAGCAGCAAGTAAGGAACTGATATCAGACGAAAATTACAGACGATATTTACATTTGCGTGACAAACTGGTAAAATTGAAAAAAGTAGAAGTTGAATGGAAGGTATCTGGCAAGAGCAACAAGATTACTAATCAAAATTTGATCCTTGCAAACCGTGAAGACATACTGAAAATCATGGGTAAAAAGGATGAATTACCGGCACCTGAAGAAAGCGAAAAAAATTAGGTGTGAAACGTGTACAAATGATTATGTTTCTGATAGAATGACAATCACACTTGGAAAAGGAGATTCTTTATGACAAAAACCGTAAAAGAAAGGAGCCAACCTGTGAACAATCAAGATTTTAGAGATATCATTTTAGCACAGAGAGAAAAGAAGGGATCGGTTGCCACAGAAGAGATGTCAATGCTTGACTATATGAAATTGGCACAAGAGCAACCAGAAATCGCAAATTTCGCACCGGGAAGAATCTACAACATGATCATGAAGTATGGTGTAGACGAACTTCCAACCGAATACAAGACAAAAGGCTATGAAGACTTGGTGAAGTACAAGTTCTTTGATGGTAAAATATTCGGCACCTACGAACCAATCCACGACCTCATGCGGTTCATGAAAGCTTCAGCACGAAGAACGGAGACCGGAAAGAGAATTCTTATCATGGTCGGCCCCGTGTCTTCAGGAAAGTCAACCATTGCTGCAAACGTCAAAAAAGGATTAGAGAAAGACAATACTCCGATGTATGCAATCAAAGGTTGTCCGATCCACGAAGAACCTCTCCATCTTATCCCAGAAGAAGATCGTGAAGATTGGGAAGAAAGACTTGGAGTAAAAATTGAAGGCTTTGTATGTCCGGTATGTCAGCAGATGCTTGACACCGAATATACAAGTGATGGTATCGTCAATTGGGAAGACGTACCAGTTATACCGATCAAAACTTCCGAACAGCGAAGAATAGCAATCGGAACATTTCAACCGTCCGATCCGAAATCACAAGACATCACCGAATTGATTGGACGTGTGAACATGAGCAAGATCGCTCGTTTCGGAGAAACAGACCCACGTGCTTATCAGTTCGATGGAGAACTTCAAGTTGCCAACCGTGGCATGATTGAATACATCGAAATCCTGAAAGCAGATGTGAAGTTCCACTATGTTCTGATTACGGCAGCACAGGAACAGACCATCAAAGCACCGGGTTTCCCGCAGATGTACATCGACAGTTTGATTCTGTCACACACCAACCAGACAGAGTTTGATGCATTCGCAGGAGACAAGAAGAACGAAGCGTTGCATGACCGTATGTATCCGGTTTATGTGCCGTGGAACTTGCGTGTGGATGACGAAGTAAAAATCTATGAGAAGATGATTCATGAATCAGATTTCCGTGGAATCCACATCGCACCTTACACCCTTAAAATCGCTGCTTCGTTTGCAGTGTTGACACGGCTTGTAGAAGACAAGAAATGTTCTTCTCTTATCCACAAGATGAAACTCTACAACGGTGAGACCATCGATGAATTCAAGAAGTCAGACATCGATATCAAACAGTTGTATGAGCGTGGACGTGCAAACGGAGAAGGTATGTCCGGCATCTCTCCACGATTCATCATCAATGCATTGAACGTTGCACTTGGTATGAAAGAAGACAAGTCATGTATCACACCGATTGATGTTCTACGTGCGTTGAGAAACAATTTTGGACATCAAATCGGAATGAAGGATGAAGACGTTGAAAAATATCTAAACATCCTTTCCGGTGATAAAAACTCTGTCCTTACAGAGTACATGGAAGTTGCAAAGAAAGAAGTAAATCTTTCCTTCCTTCACGCATATGAAGATCAGGCAGAAGAATTGTTCAACCGTTATATGTTGAACGTGACTGCTTTCGTAAGCAAGGAGCAGGTATACGATTCAGTAACAGGTGAAGAGTCACCACCCGATGAAGACCTGATGAGAAAACTGGAAGAGATTATCAAGGTTCCAGAAAACTCAAAGGAACAATTCAGAAACGGAATCTTTGTACAGAAAGCACGATGCCTTGAACAGGGTCAGCCTTTCACCTTCAAAGATTACGATCCGCTGAAGGATGCGATTGAGAAGAAACTTATGAGCGACCTGAAGAACGTTGTTCAGCTTTCAATCGCAACCACCACGAATACCAGTGACAAGGCGAAACGTAAGAGAAGTACCGCAATGAAAACGTTGATGAAACGTGGATACTGCAAGCATTGTGCGGAAGTACTTCTAATGTTTGTTGGAGAGATTCTAAGGAAGGCAAACTAAATGGGCGTTAGGGTTCAAGTGGTTATAGAATCCGACTCTAGGGATGACGAAACTACGATCTCTGCTTGGTTCCAGACAACGGACTGCCAAGAATTTATAGAATGGATAGAGAAAGTTCGCTCCCTAGAGTCCTATAACCAATCCAAAGGACGTACACAAGTAAAGGGGTTTACGGGGAGATAACCATGTCGATTATTTACCATGATGATTGGGGAATTTCCGAAAAGGGAAGAAAAGATGCTGAACGTCATAGAGAAAAGATAGATGACGCTATCAGAAAGAACGTGAGAGATGTTATTTCGGAAGAGTCAATCATTACCAAAAAAGACGGAAAGAAAGTTCGAATTCCTGTAAAGGGAATGAAGGACTACCGCTTCATTTATGGTAGGAATAAGAATGGTGCGGGTGTTGGTCAAGGCCCTGCGAAACCGGGAGATGTCATTGGTAAACAGCCTAAACCGGGGCAAGGGCAAGGTGGAGACAAAGCAGGTCAAGCACCGGGGGAAGACTACATGGAAACAGAAGTCGATATTGACTATCTGATAAAAATCATGTTTGAAGATTTGGGTCTTCCTTGGATCGAAGAGAAAACAAAAAAACAAATTCTGGTTCCTAAAGGATGGAAGTTCGAAACCATTTCTAAGAAAGGGATCATCCCACGTATACATAAAAAGAGAACCATGATCGAAGCACTGAAACGAAACGTTATGTTCTGTGCTGAAATTATGGAAGAGACAGGTTGTACGGAAGAGCTTGCAGCAGCAGCATTGATGCAAGCAGCAGGAGATATCAATGAAGCAATCGAATTGATCGCAAAAGAAGCAGTGACAGAGCCACCTTCAGGAGCGGTTCTTATCGATGACGATGACTTACGATTCAAGCAGATTGAGCATGATGTTGAATACCACTCAAAAGCAGTAGTAATTGCAATGATGGATGTGTCAGCATCAATGCATCAGAAGAAGAAATACCTTGCAAGGTCAATGCTCTTCTGGTTGGTACAATTCCTGAAGAAAATGTATGACCATGTTGATATCCGTTTCATCACCCATACCACTGACGCAAAACTGGTTGACGAAGATACGTTCTTCCACAAAGGGGAATCAGGGGGAACATATTGTGGTTCAGCATTCGAACTTGCTAATCACCTTATTGATACGGAATACCCTACAGACGAATGGAACGTGTATACCATTTATCTGTCAGATGGTGAAGACTTCAATCCACAAGATACAGTAAACAAAATCAAAGAGATGATCAAAAAAGAAATCAGTATGCTTGGTTATGTGGAAATCCTTGTGGCATATGATGAGAACACCGGATGGTATGGATCAAACGAATGGAGAACTTTACTAGCCGAAATCAAGAAGAACTATAAATTTGAAAAGATTACAAAAGATGGAACAGAGTTTTACAAAAACAGTGAGAAGAGGTTTCTGCTTGCAGTGATAAAGAACAAGTCACACGTTTATCCTGCACTGAAACATTTGTTGTTCGAAAAGAAGAAAACCAAATAGAAAAAGGAGTACAAGATGTTGAAAGAATTTTTTCAAAAATGTTGTTACGTTGTCGATAGAGCGTTTTTCCTTTGGGATGACCAGAGTGCCAAAAGAAAGGCCAGTATATTGATGGGGGCAATCGTCCTTACCGGTAGTTTCTTTGGTCTGGGATTTGTCCTTTTTCCTGCTATCATTCTTTGGGCATTGAGAATGCTTTTTCTGGAAGGCTTCATTGCAGAGTGGAGTGGAGAATTCATTGATGACAAAAATGAAGCATGGGAAACAGAACAAAAGTAAACAGCTAGGAGCCTATTATGCAAAATACTGAACTTCAAAGATTGATAAAGATAGAAGATCGAATCATGCAGCTAGCAGAAGAATATGGTTTGAAGACGTGCGAAATCGAATGGGATATCGTACCAGACCAAAAGATGCTAGAGATCATGGCATATCATCTTCCTGTCAATATTTCGAACTGGAAGTATGGAAGAGATTATGAAAGATTGAGAACCATTCATGAGAACGTGAATCCTGCACTACCATATGAAGTTGTGATCAATTCCGATCCGTCACGGGCATACCTGATGAAATCGAACACCTTTGCTGTTCAGTGTTTAGTCATGGCACACGTAGTAGGCCACACATCTTTTTTCACGATGTCAAAGTATTTCATTCCAACACGCAAAGACATATTAGAAGTAATGATGAGAGCGTCAGAGCGGTTTACGGAATACGAAAGAAAGTATGGCATCGATGAATTAGAATTGATCGTGGATGCGGGTCATGCTCTTCAATTCCATTCGTCTCCTTTCGATAATGAGACAGAAGAAGAAAAACGTCAAAGAATCTTCGAATACAAGAAACGTGAAGCACATAATCCCGCTCCACGATCAGAATTCAAAGACATTCTCCATAAGGAGAAAGAAATAGGAATGGATATAGAACTCTTCAATCAGAACCTTTGGAGAAGTCTACGAATGAAGGTTCCTGTTGAACCAACCGGAGACATCCTTAGATTCCTGATTGACCATTCTCCAATACTGGAAGATTGGCACAAAGATATTCTGGAAATATGCAGACTAGAAGGTAGATATTTCTGGCCCCAATTGAAAACCAAATATATGAATGAAGGGTTTGCTACATATTGGCATCAGATCATTATGGATCGTCTATTCGATGAAGGATTACTTAGCACAAGTGATCATTCACAGTACAACTATTCTAACTCACTTGTGAAAGCAAAGAATCCTTATTCAATGAATCCATATCAGATTGGTTGTGCAATGTGGGAAGACCTTGTAGAGCGTTGGAACAAGGGGAGACATGGACAAGAGTATGAGAATTGCCAGAACATAGAAGAGAAGAAAAAATGGGATACCAAAGACATGAAGGGTCATGAGAAGATGTTTGAAGTGATGCAGACACATACTGATTGGTTCTTTATGCAGGAGTTTCTTACACCACAATTGGTTGCCGATCTTGAATTGTTTATCTATGTTATTCAAGAGACACCAGAAGCATATGAAGCCGTAGTAACAAAACATATGGCTCAAGAGATAAAGGATTTGATTGTTGCAAGCTTCTCACACTCCCAAATTCCGCTTGTAGAAATTGTGGATGGTAAGTATCAGGGTAATGGGTTATATCTTGAACACAGGCACGTAGGAGCGGATTTGAACAGGAAATATGCAGAGGAAACTATGAAGCATATATTCCGTCTTTGGGGAAACGCTGTCTACTTGAAAACTCAGGAGAATGGAAACCAGACTGTTCTGAAATGTTCAAGTAAAGGAGATAAACCAAGACCTACAGCAGCAAACAGTCCTACAACCGCAAGGGCTAGTAAATTGAGTCTATTGAAACATGGAGATTATCACGTAGAGTATACAACAGAATAAGCTAAAAAAGGCACAACAGAATAAGCTAAAAAAGGCACAGGGAGAAATCCTTGTGCCTTTCTTTTTTTTTCTCTTTGCATAAATAGTAGTAGATAAATATGTAAGGGGGAATAAAATGCCAATCAAGTATGATGAATATGTAAAAAGACCAAACGAAGAAGTAGAATATACACCAGAGCAGATTGAGGAACTTTATAAGTGTTCGCAAGATGTAAATCATTTTATCAAATATATAAAGATCGTTAATCCTGATAAAGGTGAAATCTTTTTCGAACCCTACGATTACCAACTCGACCTGTTAAAAAAATTCCAAGATCATAGATTCAATGTAGCACTATGCTCACGTCAGAGCGGCAAGACAACCATCGTTGCCGCATACGTGTTATGGTATGCGTGTTTCCATCAAGACAAGGTAGTTGGTATAGTATCAAATAAAGAAACATCAGCAAAAATGATCCTGTCAAGGTTTAAGCGAATGTATGAACAGCTTCCCGTATGGCTGAAACCGGGGGTTACTGAATACCAGAAGACAGGAGTACAATAT